TGAGGAAACTTGTAATTGGAATCCTCCTGTGCCTTATCCCAATGACGGGAACATGTATACATGGAATGAAGCCACAACATCTTGGATAGAAACTAACGCAGAATAAATGTTTAATAGACTATTATGCCCACAAAACTAAGTAATTTATTAAGTACGACTTATATAGGTCCTCAAGGTCCACAAGGTGCGATTGGTCCCACAGGTCCTCTGACACCATGGCAAGTAAAAACAGCGAACTATACCGCTGTCAGTAAAGATTATATTGCAGCTAATACAATAGGTGGTGCCTGGACACTCACACTTCCTGCATCACCATCAAGCGGCGACTTTGTCGTTATTGCTGATGCAGGCAACTTCAATACTGTTAATCTGGCAATAGCAAGAAATGGGTCCACGATTGAGGGAAATACAAATAATTTTGACTTAGACGTTGCTTCTTCGATAGTTACCTATCTTTATGATGGAAATACATGGCAAATGTTTTCATCGGTGGGTCCCAAAGGTCCTCAAGGTCCACAAGGTCCACAGGGTGCCACTGGTCCTCAAGGTCCGCAAGGTCCACAGGGTGCCACTGGTCCTCAAGGTCCGCAAGGTCCACAAGGTGCAACTGGTCCACAAGGTCCTCAAGGTCCGTCTTCAATGTCGGATGGCACAGCAGCAGCCCCTGGATTTCCATTTACAACCAATACTGCAACTGGATTGTATCGTCCTGCAGCCAATACACTCGGATTTGTGACGGCGAGTGTCGAACGCATGCGGATTGATTCCAGTGGTAATATTACGGGTGCGACGATTAGTTCACCAGTCTTGTCAGGAACAACAACAGGCACATATACTCTGGGTGGTACGCCAACAATTAGTGCAAATGTAGATAATAGCAGCACAGGATATTTACAAATGCCAGTGGGGACAACTGCACAGCGTCCTGCATCGCCACAGGCTGGTCAGATGCGAGTTAACACAACGCTTGGTTATCCAGAATGGTATAGCGGAGCGACAGGCGCATGGGTTCCTCTACATTTGGGACCAACCTATTCTGTTGAATATCTAGTTATTGCTGGAGGTGGTGGTTCTTCTAACGATCATGGAGGTGGAGGCGGTGCTGGAGGTTATAGATCATCAGTTACCGGAGAATCTTCTGGAGGTGGCGCTTCGGCAGAATCTACACTGACGGTTTCTCCATCAACTTTTTATACCGTTATTGTTGGATCTGGCGGTACAGGCGGAACAAATGGAACTAACGGTTCAGATTCTGTTTTTGTTTCAATTACTTCAATTGGTGGTGGAGCGTCAATAGGAGCTGTTTCTGGCGGAATTGGCGCTTCTGGTGGAAGTGGCGGCGGAGGATATGGAACTTCTAGTTCAAGGGCTGGTGGTGCTGGAACTTCAGGTCAAGGTTACTCTGGTGGCACTTCTTCTGGAACTGGTTCGGAATCTGCCGCAGGTGGTGGTGGTGCTGGCCAAGTAGGCTTTGCAAACTCAGGAAGTACGGCTGGCGCTGGAGGAAACGGCGTTTCGTCAAGCATTACTGGCTCTGCCGTAACTCGTGGTGGGGGTGGTGGTGGTGGAACCCAAGTAGGCTCTGGCGGGGCTGGCGGTACAGGCGGAGGCGGTGCAGGCGCAGTAAGTGGCGCAGGAACTGCTGGAACTGCTAATACAGGCGGCGGCGCGGGGGGCGGCGGAGCAAATGGTGGTGCTGGCGCAAACGGCGGCTCTGGCGTTGTGATTATTCGCTACGCTGGCTCTCAACGCGGAACAGGCGGAACAGTCACTTCATCCGGCGGCTATACCATCCACACATTTAACTCATCTGGGACATACATGGCATAAGGATAATTATATGGCACATTTTGCAAAAGTTAATAATGGAATCGTTGAGCAAGTCATCGTTGCTGAACTTGAGTTTTTTAAAACATTTGTGGATTCCTCACCAGGTGAATGGATTCAAACATCGTATAACACCCATGGTGGTGTCCATTATGGGCAAGATGGACAACCTGATGGAGGCATTGCACTTCGTAAAAACTATGCTGGTATTGGCTATACCTACGACCACACTCGTAACGCATTTATTCCTCCACAACCATATTCATCGTGGACTTTAAATGAGGAAACTTGTAATTGGAATCCTCCTGTGCCTTATCCCAATGACGGGAACATGTATA